CGATGCGAACTACGGAAGAGACACCACCGATTTTCAAGCCAACGAGCCCGGTAATCGGAGTGTAGTACGCCGGAAATGTGCCAGTTGCACCAGCAACCGGAACGACTGACATATCGCCCATTGCGAGCTGGCCGCGTTGACCCCAAACTAATTCGACGTCTCGCTCACCGAATCGCATTGCGTAAACACTAGACGCGGTCGTCGCGGTTGTCCCGCCAGCGTTTACCGTTTGTGCGTCAGCGATGTCGTCGAGATTCGTCAGGGTATTGAGCCCAATGAATCCCGCGGCTTGACCACCGGTGCCCGTGGAATAGAAAATTTGGCTTTCGATTTCCGCGAATGCTTGCCGCAAATGTGCCTGGCCTTCGTCGAAGATTTCCGACAAGTAACCATCTTCGCGAGCGTCCGCGACTGCCACGTCAACAGAAAACGAAGCGTCCAGAATCTTCAACGTTGCCGTGATTGCGACGGTCGTCGAGTCCGTGTTTTCTAATCCGTCATTCTCTGCACGAAACGCAGTGACCGGATTCACGGTACGCTTGCTGTAGGTGATTGTGTTCTTCTGTGCCGTGCGTGCTGCCATCATGGCAACCAGCGGTGCACCATCCAAAACGTCCGAGATGATGAAACCCAAATCGGTGTTCATCGTTACAACGTCTGCTGTCGATCGCCATGCATTAGCCATAGCTTAATTCTCCTAGAAAATTGTCGGGTATGTTCCGCGTGGCGGTCGTTAGTTGCTGCTTAGTTTTAGTTCCGTTTTTGCCATGAATTTTGCTTTGTTTGAGTCAACGCCGCTCGCGGTCAACTCGGCGATTCGTGCAGCTAGTGCATGCTCGCCGTCGCTCAGTTGTTCGCCCTCGTCGGTGCTCAATGGTTCGCCTTCGCCAGCAACCATCAACAGAGCCTCGACTTGAGTTTCCAATTCCGCAATGCGGTCGACCTTGACTGCCAATTGCATTTCGATGCCATCGATCTTCAGTGCGAAACATTCCTCGAACGTCTTGCCCTCGATGAACCAGGCTGCGCCGATGTCACCAAATGCGGCAACGTATCGCTTACCAAGGTCTCGGCTGAATTCGTCCGTTTGCTCGACGGGGGCCGCTGGGGCTTGTGTCGACATATCAACATCTCCCTTTGAAAAGTCGCGGCCATAATGCCGACGAAGTAGACCCATCGCACGGGCGGCTACATCTTCGGGATCCGAATCCGCAAAGTACGTATCTAGAAACTGCGTAACAATTGCGGGTATTCCCGCCCGTGAATCCAAATCAAACAGGCCATCCGTTGCCGCACCCTCTCCGACGAAATCAACAGCACGTAAGCCATTCAGCCGGATGGGTTGCAATCCGTCTTCGGTCTCTTCTGCCTGCATCGATTCGTCATCGAATACAGCCACAATCGACAGGCCAATGTCCTCTGGAGCTTCATCAGCCATATCGAAAATGTGTTGTGCCAGATCTTCCTTAGCAGACGTCGAGCGGTGAAAGTCTGCGATAACCGCGTTGCCTTCAATCTGAAAGTCCCGCTGTTTTCCAAGGTGTTTGCCTAGCCCATCCTCGGACATGTTCGGGTGAGTGAATCGAGCTTTGACGCCAGTGTTAGGACGATTCCCGAAATCGGCAACCTGCTCAAGCGTCGTCTGATCCACGAAGAACGGGCGCGGGTCACCTTCCTTGAGTGGTCCTAATTCGATCACCTTAACGCCGCGAATGATGCCGTTCTCACGGTCCACCTGTTCCGGTGCAGACCGCAGGGCAATCGAGCGAAACAGGTTATCAGGCTTCGTCGGTGTCGATGTCGTCGCCATCGTCGCTCCCATTGTCTGTTGGTTCTGAATCGGGATCGAATAGCCCGCTAACTTGCGAAAGCGTAATCGGGCGTCTGGTTGGCTCTTGTGTCCAGACGTCGTCAACGTTGGAATTGCCGGTCGGTAATCCAAGCTTGCCTCGGAAATGACCTTCATCGTCGGCTTGCGGAGTTATCACGCCTGCCCGGACTCCAGCACCGTATGCATCAATTGACGTCTTAACGTCTTCTATTTCGCCAGATCCGGTGTCTATGTCTTCCCCAGTGTCGCTGTCGTAGTCGTCATCCCGATCGCCCATCGTGACGCTAAGAGAAACGCCCGCTGTTTTGGCATAGTCCTGTTCGCCTGATAGCTGGTCAATCGTGTCCGTCCACTCTTCCCCGTAGACTTCTTTGACCACCCTTGCGCGAGTCGTTAGCCCGGCCTCAATCGCCATGACTGAAGCTTTGATATCCTTCAACGGATCCCACCACGGAACACCAGCAGGCACCCATTCCCAAGACAGATCTCGGAATGCCATCCCGGCAGGTAGAATCACTTCGCCGCTGCCGATCGCCAATGCAAGCCGCCATCCCGTGATGTCGTCGAGCAATTCCACCAGGTCAGCACGTTTGCTCTTGCAGCTTGTTAGGTAATGTCCCAACGCCGCACGCGATCCAAAGAAATTCGTAAACGATTCGTCGTAAAACGACCAAGGCATATCAAGAGACTTCATGGCCGCCATCAGGCAGGTCTGCAAAAATGCCTGGAATTCTGTCGACGGGTGTTTGCTCTCCAAGAAATCAACACCGTCACCGGGATCAAGGTCGAGCTTGATTGGTCCCTTCCCGAAGTCGACGGAGTAATCGTCGCTGATGGCTTCCGTGTCGTCGCTTTCACGCGTGATAGCTAGTGCGAATAGTTGCGTGATCTTTGCCTTAGCCTTGGCATAGTCTCGCACCTCGCGTACGTCCTGGAAGTCGTTGATCGCCGCAGATAGTGGACTGATCCCCCGCTTAGAATCAAACCCGTCCCAGTACGCTAGTTGGCAAACGTTGGCCGCTCGTACTTCTTTTTCGAATGTGTATCCGCTGCCTTGGATGCTTCGCTTGTGGACTGACACTCCGGCCATCGTCCCACCGCGACCTAGCCGTATACCATGAGCGTATTCCGCACCCTTGGCCATGTCGTCCTTGCGGTCCGGGGTCCGTACTCGATCGGATTCAATGGCCTGGAGTTGTCCCGTCCGTTGCTTGACTAGGAATACGTCGCCGTCCATTACTCGCCGAGCTTCAGCCATGCGGATAAACCGACGCAGGCCATGCCGCTTGCCGACGTCGAACCGTTTCGGCTTGCTCCACCTGGCAACGAATGATTCTAATTGCCGGTTGAATTCAGGATTCGGAGTCCTAGCCTGGAGCGTGAAACTACTCACGTAGTCTAGATGTTTTCGAATCGCCCACGCCGCAACCGAGAAATTGCGGTTCAGGTCGGAGGCGTTGTTGATGAGCTGGCGCCGTTGCCCCTCGGTCGTCGCGTCGTCGCTACTGCGAATTCGCCGCCCTGGGTCGCGCCGCTTGTGGTTCGGTTCGGATGCCTCGTAAGCAACCGAGAACATGCCACGGAGTCTATCGATAAATCCCGGTTTGGCTTCGGCGATCATCCGGCACCATCCAGTCGTACCGTCGATGTGCGACCGTTCTTCAGCCGATGGAGCTTCTTTTCCCAAGCGACCAATTCAGCACGAGCCGCTGAATGATTCCAGGTCGTCGACTGGCCATCGAAACTAACCGACACAGCACCGCCGTTAGCCGCTGCCTGGAGTAATGCAGTGCGTAACGCCGAGACCATCTGCCTGGCGAAGCTAATTTCAGCCGCTAGTTCTGGATCTGCCATTCCCTAATTGTTTAGGCAGCCAGGTAGGCGCACAATAGCAGAAACGAGCAGTGCTACTTTCCCGCATTATCCGGGAACGATTGCCGTGGTGGGTATGGAGTCTTAATCGTGTACTTTGCCGGGCAATCGTTGCACGCAACCTTTGACCAAATGATCTTGATCCCGTCGAGCAGCCTGGTTCGAATCGTCTCCTTTTTCGTCCTATCAGGACTGCCGCACAGTGGGCACGTAGCGGGCATCTCGACAACGATAGCTCTAACTTCCGTCTTAGATCCTGCGGGTCTTCCCGTCTTTTTTCGCTTGCTCATAAGTATGCCACCCTGTCCTTTTTTCGTTCGCGAATCGGCTTGTGACCTTGCTCGCCTGTCGCTGTCAATGTCACACCCTCGACGCTGGCCGCGATCGCTGTCCCCGATAAACAATCAAACCAGTGATTATCCGGCCTGTCTGGCCTGATTTTCCATTCGTCACATTCCCTACCGCGACCTTCCACCCTAACCGCATATTCCGCCTTTAAGTGGCTTGCGAATGTCTTGTGATGACGTGGCGTAGCTTTGTAAAATGTAAGGCTCCCACGCTCTGCCGGGTCGGTTGCGATCCTGGCATGGATGAATGACTTCCAGTGATTCGAGTCGAAGACAACGTGCCGTATCGATCCCTTGCTTTTCTCCACTCGCCAATGCACGCCAATGATCTTGCCTGCCTCTCGCTTTTGTCGCTCATTCAGAGGAAGCGTTGCGGCGCCAACGAATGTGCCACGGGCCGGGTCGACTTTGGACTTGTGTGCACTCTGCCTTACTGACTCGTAGACTACGTCAGTCTGCCAATTTCCATCGACTAGTAGCCTGTCGATCTGCATTTCCAGCCCATCGTCTCGCACGTACGTCTTTTCGCAAATCATGTCTATGCACTCGCCGAGTCCCTTGCTTATTGCCGCCTCAACTGACAGTCCTGGGTATCGTTTCCCGAGTGTATTTTTGGCCTGCGAATAGCGGAAGTTCAACGCCCTCTGATCCGGGAATGCACCGTATTCCAAAACGTAGCCCGTAAACTTTGGTGTCCAAGCTGCCACGCAAAAGTAGAAACAATTCTGTTGAACGTCAATAAACGCTGTCACCTTATTCGCACCCGTCGGCACAACTCGCAATTCATATCCGTTCACCCGCTCAGATATCTGCTCAACTGTCAGCGTATCGTCGCCCTTTAATTCGAGCGGTTCGTTTTGATACTCCGCAGCGAATGTCGCCTCGTCCCGAAAATACAGATTCATGCAATTCTGTGTAGCGGATATCTCGTCCTCATAGAAGCGTTCTACCCACGATGGCATCGAACCCAAGTCCATATCGATCCGGTTCTGGCTGTAGTATTCGGTCGCCGGTGAACCATCGCCGTCGTTCCGAAAATCTGCCTCCCGAATCTCCTGGTATGTCTCCCACATGTCCATCCGTGTTGGCATCGACGCAATCAGCTTGGTCCTCTTCCCGTGCCACTCTGGAGCAAGATCCCGATTTAGAATCATGTCGGCCATGTCGCCTCGCCTGATAACAGTACATGGCATGACCCCTGCAATCTTTGTGTTTGGCCCAGCGAGCCCGAGGATGTCACCGTTCAACGTGTCGATACGATCGTCAGTCTGCCGGTTGGAATACGCGCTAGCCCGAGTCTGTGGATCGTCTAAACAAACGTAGTCGGGACGAATCACCTCGCCGTCCTGCGTCACGTCCTGCTGGCCACGGATGTCGCCCAAGATTCCGCATGTCGTAATTAAGCTGGCCGAGGATACGCTTCCCCGTATCGTGGGAAACGTCAATTGATCAGCAGCCCAAACCATCGAAGTCGGATTGCCGTCAATCATCTGATTCGTCGCCCGTTGCGGCTTGCCCTCTAGTGCACGAATCGGAACACATGCCTCAGGGAAGTCTTCGTAGAGCTGCTGGTTAAATCGCAGTTCCGTCTTGATCCCCTTTAACAGTTTGACCGACTTGGGCTCCGTGGCTCCAACCAAGCAAACCCATCGACGGTACCCATAGAGCAATGCCCAGATAGCTGCCGTCATTGTGATCGTGGTTTTACCGGCACCGCGTGGCATCGCCATAGCAAACAGCCCGCCAGCAAACGTTGTGGCCTGCACCCGCTCCAAGACGTATCGGTGATCGTCCGACCAGGAAACCTTAAACGCGTCCGGCCTATACTCCTCGCAGAATAACCGGAAGTCAGATCCGCATCGCTCTCGACGTTCGGGATTATTGACCGGTGGAATACCTGGCAGAGTCGCACGGGCCGCTGCTGCGTTGCGATCCCATTGCGTCTTTTGTTCTCGTCTCCTGTCGGCTGCTGCCCTGTCGATCATGACTGCCTGTCCGAAGTGCAATATAAACGTC